CCCATGATCGCCCCAGTCCAGCCGCGCCCGCTGTCCTCGGCCAAGGCGCCTGCGCCCGCCGGAGTCAACCCGATGGTCCGGCAACTGGGGCTGCAAGAGGTGATGGAGCGCGATGCCACCGTGCCCGACCACGGGCAGGACATCACCGGCGACCCCCACACCGAGTCGATGCTCGCCGGCCACGTCCGACTGGCATGGGCCCGCAACAAGCTGTCCAAGGTCCGCATCGACATCAAGCTGCTGTCCGACCTGCGCGCCCGCCGCGGGGTCTACAGTGCCGCGCAGATCAGCGCGATGCAGGCGGCCAACGGCGGCATGAACATCGTCTGGGCGCCGCTCACCGAGGTGAAGTGCCGCGCGGCCTCGGCGTGGATCCGCGAGATCGTGCTGCCCGCCGGTGAGCAGCCGTGGGGTGTCGAGCCGACGCCGATCCCCGACCTGCCCAGGCCGATCAAGATGGCCGTGGTCAACAAGGCCATTGCCAAGGCCAAGGAGGTCATGGTGCAGGCCGGCCAGGCCACCGGCGAGATCATGCCGCCGGACGAGTTCCGTGCGCTGGTGGCCGAGATCGGCGAGGAACTGCGCGACGAGGCCGAGAGCACGCTGAGCAAGATGGCGCGCAAGCGCGCGATCCGCATGGAGCGGCAGATTGCCGACCGGCTTGCACAGGGCGAGTACGAGCAGGCCATGGACGCCTTCGTGGAGGACTTCGTCACCTACCCGGCGGCCATCCTCAAGGGGCCGATCTACACCCGCCACAAGACCCTGCAGTGGGGCGCAGGCTTCAAGCCGATCGTGAAGAACGACGCCGCGCCCACCTGGGAGCGCGTCAGCCCGTTCGACGCCTACCCTGCGCCGTCGAGCAAGTCGCCACAGCAGGGCGACTTCATCGAGCGCATGCGCTTCCGCCGCGAGGAGTTGTACGACCTGAAGGGCCTGCCGGGCTACCAGGACGACCAGATCGACGCGGCGCTCAAGGACTACAGCAACGGCCACCTCGAGGGCTGGCTTTGGACCGAGGCCGAGCGGCAGCGGCTCGAGCAGGAGACGCTGTACATGTGGCTGTCGCCCCCGGGCGTCATCGACGCGCTGAACTACTGGGGCAGCGTGCCCGGGTGGAAGCTGATGATGTGGGGCGTCAAGGGCATCGAGGACGAGACCCGCGACTACGAGTGCAACGTGCTGCTGTGCGGCCGCTACGTGCTCTACGCCACGCTGAACCCGCACCCGCTGGGCGAGCGCCCCTACCGCAAGGCCTGCTACGACGAGGTACCCGGCGCCTTCTGGGGCCGCAGCATCCCCGACCTGGCAGCCACGCCGCAGCAGATGTGCAACGCCATCGCGTGCGCGCTGGCCGACAACATGGCCATGGCCTCAGGTCCGCAGGTCTGGGTGCACGCCGACCGGTTCGCCGACGGCGAGCAGACCATGGAGATGTTCCCGTGGAAGATGTGGCAGCTGAAGTCGGACCCGACGCAAGGCGTCAACCCCGGCATCGGCTTCTTCCAGCCGGATGACCGCGCCGTGCCGCTGATGGCCACCTACGAGAAGTGGGAGATCCGCGCGGACGACGCCACCGGCATCCCGCGCTACACCTACGGCAACGAGCGCGCCGGCGGCAGCGCCGACACGGCCACGGGCCTAAGCATGCTGATGAACAACGCGGCCAAGGGCCTGCGGCGCGCCATCGGCAACATCGACATGAACGTGATCTCGCCGACGATCGAGGACACGTTCAACAACGAGATGCTCTACAACCCCGACGAGAGCATCAAGGGCGACAACATCGTGGTGCCGCGCGGCGCCGCAGCGATCCTGATCCGCGAGTCCGCCCAGCAACGCCGCATCCAGTTCCTGACGTTGACGGCCAATCCGATCGACAGCCAGATCATCACCTCGCGCTACCGCGCCGCGCTGCTGCGCGAGACGGCCGCCGCGATGGAACTGCCGGTCGACGAGGTGGTGCCCACCGACGAGGAGTTGGCGCAGCAGATGGAGTCGCAGGCCAAGGCGCAAGAGCAACAGATGCAAATGATGCAGGCCGCCGAGGAGCGCAAGGACCAGTTGAAGCTGGAGGCCATCAAGGTCCAGGGCGACATCGACATCCAACGCGACGCCGCCAACGCCCAGCGCGACGCGGCCAGCAAGCAGCGCGACCTGATCGCCGACGTGGTCAAGCAGGCCGTGCAGGCGGCCATGCAGGCCAAGGGCGAAGAGAAGAAGCCCGGCAAGAAGATCCGCTACGAATACGACGAAGAAGGCAACCTGGTTGGCGGGGAGCTCGCATGATCCGCGCCTTCGCCTTGAGTCTTATGCTTCTGTGCGGCAATGCCTCGGCAGCCGGGGCGGCATGCTTCCCTGAGAGTCCGTGGGTGCCGATCAACCTGAGTGGCAAAGGCCTGATGGAAGGCGCCGACGCGCGCCTGGGTGGCACCTGGTCGGCGATCTGGTGCCCCACCGGCCGGTTCAGCCCGACCACTGGCACCGAGGTCTGGAGTCTCTACACGCACGCGGTGCTCGACAAGTACCGCACGGTCAACGCCGAGGCGCTGATCGACATGGCGCAGGCCATCATTGCCGCGCCGGACCCCTTGGCCGCGCTGAACGCGGCGATCAAGTCGCGCGAGTTCATTCCGCCGGCCGGCAGCATCGACCGGTTCAACTGGGAGTCGCTGCTGTTCGCGGCCTGCACCGAGGGCGTGCGCCTGGCGCCGTTCCCCGGCCAGCCGATCACCAGACCATGCACGCCACCGACGCCGATCGCAACCGAGATCTGGCGCGCCAGTGGCGGCACGATCTTTACCGCGGCGGGCGGCCGGCTCACCGGTTTGACGACGCGCAAGGCGGCGCTGAACGCGAAGTGCAACAACACGGCGTCACAGATTGTCGTGAACGGAGCCGTATACTTGCCCCTTGACGGAGGTCCGCTGACCGAAGTCACCCTCTGCAAGAAGGCGACCTCATGAGCATCACCGTCAACGTGTACCACCACTTTCCGGTGGGCGCGGACATCGTCACCTCCCTCAACGAAATCAAGGAACTCATCATGTCGACCCAAGCCGAAGTCACCGAACTGTTGAACGCAGCCACCACCCAGCTGCAGAAGATCGCCACCGAGAGCGCCGCCACGCTGCAGAAGGTCACCGACCTCGAGACCATCATCGCCAGCATGGGCACCAACGTGTCGCCGGAACTCGAGGCCGCCGTGGCCGCGCTGAAGGCGCAGGTGCAGCTGGTCGACGACCTGGTGCCCGACGCGCCGCCGGCCGACCCGGTGGTCTGATCCGCAACCCAACGAGGAGCGAAGCATGGACGACGTCAAACCCGATGGCGCCGCCATCGCCGAGCAAGCCGTGAACCCCCTGGCTGCGTTCGCAGCGCAGCCGGGGACCCTCACCGCGCAGATCCAGATCACCCGCGCCGGCACCGGCAAGGTCGAGGACTACACGCTGGCGTTCACCCCGATCGACACGCCCAAGGAGAACTGAATGGGCCAAGCAAACCGAATCCCGGCTTCGGAGAAGAAGCCCGAGGACTTTCTGCCGCCCGAGCTCCCGCCCGTGGTGAAGAAGGTGCACAACCTCGTAGTCACCCGCGCCGACGGCACGGTCGAGGCGAGCGTTTTCATCCTGCGTCCCGGTGACGTGGCGACCATCGACGACAAGATCGTCGCGGAGGGCTGATCATGGCAACCACCCACATCGCAGCCCTGCGCACGACGCTCGCTACCGCGGTGCGCGATGCGATCGACGGCGGCGCCGGCGCGGGCAAGCTGGTGTTCCGGCTCACCGGCACCGTCAGCGCGCCAGGCACAGCCGTCGCCACCCTGACGCTGACCGATCCCTGCGGGTCGGTCACCACCGGTGTGCTGACCTTCAGCGCGATCACCAGCGACACCAACGCGACCGGCAACGCCTCGGCGGTGGCCGCCGCCACGCTGCAGACCAGCGCCGACTCGGTGCAGCTGCACTGCGCCGTCGCGGCCTCGGCCTCGGACATCAACATGACCGGCGGCCTGACCATCGGCGCGGGCGACACCGTGTCGTGCTCCTCGCTGACCTACACGGCACCGGCGTAAGGTAGCGTGTGGCCCTCTGGAGAATCTTCGACAACGTCATCGAGTCCACTACCTCGACAGGTACGGGCTCGCTGACGGTTGCTGGGGCTATCGCAGGATCGCAGGCACTCGGCGCGAAGCTCAACGTCGGTGACACGTTCGTCGCCAGAATCTGGGAAGTTGACGCCAGCGGAAACGCTGACGGCGACTTCGAGATTTCCAACTGCGAATACACGGGCGCCAACACAGTGGCCCGCCTGCAGGTCTACGAGTCGAGCAACGCGGGTGCGCTGGTCAACTTCGCCGCGGGCACCAAGTACGTCGCCATTGTGCTGTCTGCCAGTTCTATTTTCACCAGCGGGCAAGGGCTCGCCCTTGCCTACGGCGCATTCTCACCCTGAGGCCACACCATGGCAGCGAACACTCAGCCCGTCTACACCAAGAAGGGCAACCTCTCGCGCGACGGATCCACGGCAATGTCGGCCGGCCTGGTCACGGCGACCGGCGACTACACGGGCGTCAGCGCGAACCATCAGCTGGTGCACACCGCGGGGGCCGATGGCTCATACGTGAAGCGCCTGAAGTTCGTTGCGACCGGCACCAACACCGCCAGCGTTGCGCGCATCTACCTGAACAACGGCAGCGCGAACACCACGGCGACGAACAACCAGCTGATCGGGCAGATCAGCCTGCCGGGCACGACCGCCATCAACACCGCGGCGACGGCTGAGCCGGAGTACCCGCTCGAGATGATGATCCCCCCGGGCTTCCGCCTGTACGTGGGCCTCGGCACCACGGTGGCGGCAAGCTGGATCTGCACGGCGGTGGCCGGGGACTACTGATGTACTTCGATGGCTTCCCGCAGCCCAACGGCAACACCGACGTGCAGGTGTTCGTCGGGTCTTCGACCGTCACGAATACCCAGTGGCGGACGTGGAGAAAGCCTCCCGGCAAGACCATGTGCAGCATCCTGTGCATCGGTGGTGGCGGCGGTGGCGGCGGTGGGTTCACGCGCGCTGCGGCTGCGGCCGGTGGTGGTGGTGGGTCTGGCGGCAGTTCTGGCCAGACGACTGTCACCATCCCTCTGTTTCTCCTCCCTGACACGCTGTTCATCCAGTCGGGCGCAGGCGGCATCGGCGTAGGCTCGGGCGGCGGCACCGCGGGCTCGGGCATCCAGTCCTATGTAGCCATCGCTCCGAACACGACCGCCACCAACGTGGTCGCATTGTCTGGCAACGCTGGCGGCCTCGGGGGCGGAACCGGAACCGGCGCGGCTGTTGGCGCTGCGGGTACTGCCGGCACCATCGCAACGATCGCCAACATGCCACTGGCTGCGGCCGGGCAGTACACCCTGCTGGCTGGGCAGATCGGTGTTGCCGGTGGGGCTGTGGCTGGCGCTGTCGGAACAGCGCAGGCAATCCCGGCGACCGGCCTGCGCTGCATGGCCGGATCAGGCGGCGCGGGCACGACTTCGGCGGACTTCGCTGGCGGCCTGTTCACGGCCATCACAAGTTCGTGGCTGTCAGAACGGCGCCCGGCAACCCCTGCGGCTGGCTCGAATCCCGGCAGCGGCGGCACGCAGTACCGGAAGCCGTTCTTCGGCTTCGGCGGTGGCGGCGGATCATCCTCGAACACTGCGGCCGGTGGCGCTGGCGGGAATGGCGCCTATGGTTGCGGCGGTGGTGGTGGCGGCGCTGGCACGACTGGCGGCAAGGGCGGCGACGGCGGGGCCGGGATCGTCATCATCGTCAGTTGGTGATAAGGGCTTCCGCAGTAGCCGGAATCACCGTTCAAAGCGACAACTGAGGAAACACAGATGGCATTCCCCGCTTCAAACCAGAACCTCGCCGACGCGTACCGGCTTCTAAAAGGTCGTGCAAATGACGTGCGCAGCCAATCCGTGAGCCTGCGCGCGCTGTCCCTCGCTGGCGTCGTTGGCGCGGACCGCATCTTGAACTATGCCGCGATGCTTGCCCGGTCCAAGGCCGAGATGGCGACTCTCTCCGCGACTCCGGGGCTTGCGGCATACGCTCAAGCTCAGGAAAACAACGTCGCGCTGAACATCGTCACCGAATACAGCGCGATGGTGGTTCAGATCGACGCGACAGTGGCGTGGATCGTTGCCAACTTCCCGCAGGACGGCGGCGGATTCAAGCTCGCGTTCAC